ATATGAATGCATATATTTCAAGTAACGATCCGTTCTTTTCTAAGTTTTCTACATGGGCCATTGGACATGATAGATTATTTAGAGACATGATAAACATGGTAGAGAAGACGCCTAACCGTACAGCTAGTTCTTATCCACCGCATAATCTAATAAAGAATGGTAATGGTCAATATGTAGTTGAGTTAGCTGCTGCTGGCTTCAGTAAAGAAGAGTTGGAAATTAAGACTGAAGACGGTACGCTAACCATATCTGGCAGAAAGAAAGAAGAAGAAGACGACGAGAAGTTCGCACAAAAGGGCATAGCGAAGCGACCTTTCTCAAAGTCTTTCCACCTTGCCAGTGACGTAGTTGTAGATGATGTGTCTTTCAGAGACGGTATGATTACCATCGATCTTCAACAGGTAATACCTGAAGACAAGAAAGAAAAAATCTATAACTTGTAACCAACTAAGGGGGAGTGCGTAGTGTTTGCTCCCCCTAATTACATAGGAGATATAATGAGAAAAGCACCTAACACAGTTTACATAGGCTATGATCCAAGAGAAGATGTAGCCTATGAAGTTTTAAAGTTTACGATTGAACGCATTGCCGTTGAGAATGTGGATGTCAAACCGATTCGCAAAGATGTTGTGGAGCGCATGGGATTGTACAACCGCAAGCACACTGTCAAAGATGGGCAGATGATTGATGACATAGATGGTAAGCCTTTCTCTACAGACTTTAGCTTCACACGTTTCCTTGTACCTGCACTGAATATGTATCAGGGGTGGGCATTGTACATGGACTGTGACATGTATCTACGCACAGATATCAACGAACTCTTTGAAGAATATAAGATGGATTACTATCCTCTGTACTGTGTTAAACATCAGTACCAACCCACCGAAGAATATAAGATGGATGGCAAGAAGCAGGAACACTACCGCAGAAAGAACTGGTCAAGTCTTATTCTCTGGAACTGTGGACATGAACTTAACAGAAAACTAACCCCTCTAGAAGTAAACACACAGAAAGGCTCTTACTTACATGGCTTTGAGTGGCTACCTGATAAAGAAGCAGACATTGGTACTATACATCAGGAATGGAACTGGCTTGATGGTCATTCTCCAGAGGAGATAGAAGCCAAGAACGTACACTTCACAACAGGTGGACCGTGGTTTAAAGAATGGAAATGTGGTAGAGCTATTGATGGTAGGTATGCTTCTGAATGGAACGGAGACTATACTTACCTCGCAGGAAAAGGAATAATCGAACCCTATGACATATAAAATTGTTACATGCTTTGATGAAAAAAAGCTAAAGAAAAACGCCTTCAAACTTCTTAACGAGTTTAAAGAAAACTGGCAACCAGACATTGAGTTTCACTGCTACTATTATAATGTAGACATCAGTAACTATTCCCTGCCTCAAGCAGACAATATCAAATATCATAAGCTTGAGAATATACCGGAGTACTCTACGTTTGTAGAAGAAAACCAGAAGC